GATACTTGGGATAGGAGTATGATCTACTCCCGAACCTGGTGTCTGGTAGAATGACTTTATGTCAAACTTCCAGTTGAAAGAAGCTGCTTCAACATATGGAGCTTGCTTTACATCTATTGCTTTTTGAATTTCATCATACAGTAGGATCGCAATAATCTCAAACAATTGTTTAGATTGTCCGCTGTTACTACACCGTATGAGATGGAACCATTCCCAACCAGAAAAATCTGATGGGGTCGTTAAACCATTCTCCATGATTAATTTCATGGGGATGTCAAAAAGTAATTTAGTCTCGTATCTATGAACTTTCCTTAATTTTGAATAATTTTTAAAGAAAGGAGATACTAATGACCGGAAAAGATCGGGTGCCGTTATCAAATCTCTAACAGATTTCCAACCATGGTTATACATAGTCAGAAGGAATTCAGACAATTGGGATGGGTCTTTACTACTCTCAATTAATCCAGAGAGTGTAAAGGGTGATACCTCTATTCCTTCATAATAATATCTTGAAGCGAATGAAAGGATCTTAGGACCCGTAACTGTTTTCAGTTTCGAGATCTTAACCCCAAGAGTCTGTGTCATGAGACTATGGTAATTAGACGCGGTTTCCTTATCACATATTACAATATCATCACCTAGTAACGCATACCTTGTGAAAGGTAAGTTTTGTCCTGCTTGATTAGCAGCAAACTGTACTATTAGATGATGTGATAAAGCAAATGCTGGCCAAGAACTATACAGTCCTAAAGGCTGTCCTGTTCTATAATGGATATAGTCTCCTTTCGGAGTTCTAAATGGTAGACTTGTTAAAAGATCTACCCAAGCATCGGATAGAGTTGGTGAGTAGAGGAATTCAAACAGTAGTTTCTGAACCTTAACTGGGAATCTGTCAGTTGCGTCGGAAAGATCGAAGTTGTAAAACTCCTTCTCTCCTAGCAAGTATGATAAATTTCCTTGGTCAAATGTCCTATCTCCTTTAAAATCTTTTAGGATTTCCATCAAATCTTGATGGTAAGGACGTAAGACTGTTTGGGTCCAGTAGTCTGCAATACATATATTTCTAATCTTTCCCTCTTTATCAGGAAATGATGTAATTTTTCTTACATCACCACTTCCTGGTGTCATCTTATTTGCCC